AGACTGAAAGGCTCACAGAACGAAGCAAGCGAAAGAACGGCTAAGTTCTTATTAATAGATATACTAGATTGAGATTATTAGCTTACATATCGCATATCAGATGGGGTGTTTTATCACGCTCCAATCAAATTTGGAATCAATCAACAATGTATTTTGACAAGCATTAAATTATGAATCTAGCGACAACTCAACTCAAAGACACATACGGCAATCTGCTAACGATTGGAACTTCGGCAGGTTCACCACAGACTGGAACGCTTCAGAATGGTGATGGTCAAGATATTACTGCTTTAACATTAGGTGGCGATTTAATAGTACAAGGAACTCAATCGGCAGATTTATTTTTACAAGATACTGGTGCTACTGATGGTGTGTTTAAATTAAAAGTAAATGGCGATATTTTTAGCGTTCAGACATCAAATGATTCTTATGGTTTTGTGGCTGATGTTTTTCAGATTGATAGGGGTGCTAATGAAGCTAATTTAAAAATTCACGATGGTGGCGATATATCCTTCCGAGATACTTCAAGCAACGAAGCCTTTTATTGGGATGCAAGTGCAGGAAGTCTTGGGATTGGGATTAGCCCAAGTAAAAAACTGACAGTTTTTGGTACGGGTGCAGGTAATGCAACTGTTCAGATAGAAGGCGAAGGTGGTGCAGACCCATATATCAACTTCTTAGCTAATAATACACAACACTGGTCATTAGGTATAGATGACTCTGATAGTGATAAGTTTAAATTAAGTGAACATTCGGCTTTAGGTACAAATGATTATTTAGTAGTTGAGACTTCAGGTAACGTGGGAATTGGTATTTCGCCAGTAAGAACTTTGCATGTAGATGGTGGCTCTATTTCTTCAGATACGCCTACACTAAGAATATCATCAACAGATTCTAGTGGTACGAATAAATTTGGTATAGAGTTCTTTTCTAATAGTGGTTCTGATGTAAGGGGTAAACTGTTAGCAGATAATAATGGTAAGGTATATCTTGATGATAATGGTGGCGGTGGTGTAATACTTCAGGGTAATGGTGGAACTGGTGGCGTAGGGATTGGTGGTTCACCTAGTACTTTTGCTAATTATACAAATGTGTCAATCAAAGGGGGTTCTAGTGGTTCAAACTTAGACTTTCTTAACTCAAGTGGCACACGAGTTGGTGCTATTGTTTCAAATCCTAGTACTGACTTTATTATTGAAACTAATGAAGCCACTCCTTTAGTTTTCAAGACAAACAGTAATCCTGCGATGACCATCGACTCAAGCGGTAGGGTAGGGATTGGTGAAACAAATCCTGATAGAGAACTTGATTTAAAAAATTCAGCCGATAACTGTGTAATGTCTATCACTTCAAGTGCTTCTCACCTATCAGGTTTAGTATTGGGAGATACCGATGATGATGATAGGGGTGGTATTCTTTATAATAACACTTCAGATTATTTATACTTTTTGTCAAACGCTCAAGAACGCATGCGCATCTTATCAGGTGGTGATGTTTCTTTAGCGATGCAAGATTTCAGCGCATCTCCAAGCAGTACTAATTACGGATTACGACTTATAACAGGCGCTACTGGAAAAACATACTGGAAAAGTGCAGTTAATGCAGATACTACACATTTTCATTACGAGTTTTTAAATACAAATGGTTCGGTTGGTAGTATTCAAACAAGTGGTTCAGCAACGTCTTACGTTACTTCTTCTGATTATCGACTAAAGGAAAACGTTGTAGCTATGACTGGCGCATTGGATAGAGTTGACCAACTAAAGCCTAGTAGATTCAACTTTATTGCTGATGCCGATACAACAGTAGATGGATTCTTAGCCCACGAAGTTGCCGAAATAGTTCCCGAAGCAATAAGTGGTGAAAAAGATGCAGTAGATGAAGAAGGCAATCCAATTTATCAAGGTATCGACCAAAGCAAGCTAGTTCCTTTATTAGTAGGAGCAATTCAAGAACTTAGAGCAGAAATTGAACAACTTAAAAACCAATAAAAATGAACTGGAAAATAAACACACTAGAATACAATAATGACTCCGACAAAGGGGTTGTTGTAGCACATTGGGATTGCACCCATACCGAAACAGTAGGCGAAGGCGATGACGCTTTGTCTTATTCAAGCAGACGGTACGGTTCTTGCTCTTTTCAACCTGACCCATCATCTGATGACTACGTAGCTTACGATGACTTAACCGAAGAAATCGTTCTTGGTTGGGTACAAGCTGAAGTAGGTCAAGAAGATGTGGAGCAATCATTGACCGACCAAATAGAAGCACAAAAGAATCCTTCGACTTTGAAAGGAATGCCTTGGTAGTTATATTTGGGTATAACCATTAACATAAAGCGAGCACGCACATGAACGAAGAACGACTAAAAGAGTTAGAAGCCTTTAAAGCTAAACTCGAAATACAATTAAACGAAACTGTATTCTTGATTCAAGGGTACAAAAACGCAATGGAAAACGAAGATGTACCAGAACAAGCAGAAGAAGTCTAACGACAATAAAAAGAAAAAGCCAAACGCTCAAAACGGCAGAATGGCTTTTATGAAAAAAACTGGTCGTAGTAAGAAAGGCTAGTTTGTACCCATCTTTGGAAAGTCCTCATAGTAGGGCTTTTCTTTTTTGGTGGCATTAGCGTGTCCATCAATATACCCTTTTATGTATCCTTCCTTAAAAGCCTCAGTGGTTGACTTCTCTGAGGCTTCTATTTGCTTCATGCTAGAGCCAAATATGAATCCGATGTAGCCAGTTGTAATAGACAAAGACAAAACTGCTATAATTTCCATAATAATTACCTTATTTGTTGAACCTTCTCTAAAAACTCTTCCACATTTGGCTTGTAACGGCTTATCTCAATAGAAGCCATATACTCACATTGCTTTACTACTTGAGTCGCTCTACGACGATTCTCGTGCGAAATAGGGCAGTCTCTGTTTAAATGGTGATGAACAGTCGTGTGGTCTTTGTAATTTAACTGTTCCGCAATAAATTGCTGGGTAAAACCAAGCTGAGTCAAAGCAAATATAATAATTTGCCTAGCATCTACTATAAACTGCCTTCTGTCTTTAGATGATAATAAACTTTTAGTTACGGCACTTTGTTGGCATACCGTATCTATAACGTCTTCGACTATCATTTGTATCCTTTCTGTTTAATTGTGATTGGTTATCCACAATCTACAGAAGTCGAGATATATAGTCAAGCATTTTTTTAACCTGTAGGCGATTGTAGCTTCTTCGCCCAGTAAGCCAATCTTTTAGTAGGAGGTATTTTTTGGGCAGGTCTTTAGAACGGTAGTATCTATGTGCATACCAGTGTGGGTCTGTCTGTACCTCACACCAGAACACCATCGCTGATAGTTCATCTTCGGAGGGCTTACCGTGCCCCTTTGGGGAGAGAAGCTGATAGATTCGTTCCTTGAACTTGTTTGACCACTCCACGCCCATGTAGATGGCAACGTGCTTTGAGAAGTCGACCATTGAGTAGGGACTCTTTTTGATTGTATCCTTAATCTCTTCAAGAGTCATTTCGCCTCTGGTTCAGGCTTCTCTTTTTTGATGGTTTGTATCACACCAATGATGGCTACCATCAATGCTGCAATGGATTCGTACATATCAGGCTGTATACTTACACCAATAGCACCAGCTATAGCGGTTACACCTTGATACGTTGAGGGTTCTTTTAATCGGGATTTTAACCAAGTCCAAGTCATAGTTACGGCTCTTTTGTTAATTAAATATACGGTGAAATCAATAATAGGAACGATACGCTCCCTACTCAATACCTTTTTACGTCTAGTTACTTCGGGCATCTTGGTTTGCTTAACGCCCTTTATCTTACCCTGTGGTACACTACGGTTATCTATGGTAACCGCCTTTATTTTCTTTCGCCCTTGTATTGCCATTTTCCGTCCTCGTCTACTTCAAATTCGTGGTATCTGTCGCCTTTATGGTCACAGTGTATAAACTTCTGCTCTGGGTAGTAACATATACGCTTGTAGTCAGATGCTCTAAGCTCTTCCAAGAGTAGCTCCATGTTAGCGCACGTGTAATCTACGGCTCCTAGACCAGTAAATGTATGTTCGCTAGTTCCGCTTCTGCCGTGCGACAATTCCCAATCTTTCGAGCGATACCCACTGTTCTGGGATACTTGTATGGGTTGACCTATCTTGTGGCGTATAGGGTTAATTATGGGCTTGTGGTGCTTCTCTATCTTGTCTACTACGTGAATAGGAACACCCACCATCACTCTATCCACTAGAAATTCTTTAATGCTAAAATAATCGTAGTACATACGTATTTTGTTAGTTAAATGATAAAATCTAGGTAGTTACCATCAAAATATCAATACCAATAAAAAACCCCACTGATTAGGTGGGGCTTAAATGGATAAATCTAACTAACCTCAACAAGAGATATATGTAATATAATAAAACTATACCAATAAAAAAAGGGACATTGCTCGCACAAGTCCCCTTCTCAAAATATCATCAAACGACACAACCCCAAGAAAGAGTTATATGTTTAATTATATCAGGATTGTCCTGAAAAAGAATGGGAGCTGTCACACCCTCCATTCATAAGGAATACTAATGAAAATACACTATCAGAATAGTTTCTCTATTATGTAGCGTAGAATCGGGTCTTTATCAAAAGGGCAATGCTGCCTCAACCGCTGCTGCTGGAGCATCAGCATCTTCCCGTTCTGCTACTGTCACGGCTCCTTCGGTGTACACTACACGTCCGTTGCCTAAATATACTTTTGAGTCTCCTGCCTCTCGCTGTTCCTTAGATTGGCTCATTGCAATACTAGCATTGTTCCCAAATCTAGTTTCATCGTTAATGAATACGGTAACGTTGGCGTATGTGCCTTTTTTACCTACCACTAACGATTCTTTTGGGATTTTTGTTACGTCTATTGAAGCGTTTATAATTGTCGCCATTTTTCTTTGATTAAGTTATAGTTGAAGTTTAAATATAGATGAGTAAATGAATAAAGTCAATAACTAAATTTTTAGCCCTAGGTCTTTGTGGTGCAATAGTTTGATGCGTTCATGTGTTAGCTGTCCTCGCCTGCTCTTCACAACCTTAACGAACACACTCTCATAGGAATGAACGTCACCATCTCTCCACCCCTTAACCTTGAGGTCACCAAAGCCGTCCATAAGGATAAGGGACTCAACCATGTTGGGTCGGAACACTGAGGTCATACAATGAGCCACGTTCTTTATGACCTGCGCCCATTGAGCGTCCTTATACTTAGGCTCTAGTTGCCACCCTGAACGGTTATATTCGGAGATAGTCACTTGGCTAGGCACGATGACCAACACATTGAGTTCTTTGGCTATCTGCTTTAGTATTTTAGTTACATAGTTTATTTCTAGGGTTCTTGAATCGTATCTACCCTGAGCGTATACTTCTTGAATGTAGTCAATAACCACGAAGTCAAGACCACCCTCAATTTTTGCTAGACGGCACAGACGTTTGATTTCGTCTATGTCATCGGTAGTGTCTACGATGCGCACGTTATCGGCATGAGACACCGCTTGTAGTGCTAATTGGGTAGCCGTGTTCACGTCATAATCCTCCATTTGAAACCACAGACCCTGATAGCCTTGTACCGCCAACCTAGAGGCTAGGAACGTTGACCATTGGGTCTTACCGTGCCCTGAGTCGGCTAGTATTACATTTATATCGCCCTTGTGCAGACCCACGTGTTGATACAGTTGGTCATCCACCTTGGGTTCACCCGTGATTAGCTTTTCTTTCTTGGGTTGGGACTCCTCTCGCTCGAAGATTTGCGTTGGGGTCAGCGCATCTACTGGGGTCGCCTCGTCTAGTTCACCACTTAGCTTGTCTATCTGCATCATCAACTCATCCATGGTAGTGGACGGGTTATGAGCGAGCTGGGTAGCCTCGGTCAAGGACTTGGTTAGTCTTCGCCTATCAGCCGTGTCCTTCAGGATGCGAGAGTATCCCTTGATGTCGTGCTCAGAGGTGCGTTGGTGCATCTGAAGCTCAAGTAGATAATCACAGCTATAATTATCCAGCCTAGCCGCTAAGGTGTCCTCATTGAACAGGATGCCTTGTGCGTGTTGCTCGCATGCTTCTAAATAAATGGGGTGCAGGTTAGGGAAGTGGGTAGCGTCCGTTACATTGAATATAAGGTCTCTATATTCTTTGTTAGCAATGAGCGTACCAACCAGCACTTCCTCTAAGTGCCTTTGGTCTAATTGGCTCATAGCAACTCAACGGCTTTGCTGCGCCCGTAAGCGGTGATGCTATAAAGGGCAGGATGCTTGTCCTCAGACGTTATGATACCTGCTTGTATCATGCTACATATCGTTGAAAAGGTAGTCCAATAAATGTCGTGTGTACCCTGCGTCATTAAGGGTTCTATGTCCGCATACGTGACCTGACCCTTTTCGTTAATTAGTTTTAGTATGGACAGTTCGTTCTTAGTCATTTTTCTTCTCATTAGTTTTTCTTAAATCTCTTTTAGTTACGGTTCCATTTTTGTTGAATGTGTGGGTGACCCATCCTTTACGGTCATACCACGTCATCGCAAGCACCCTAATATATTTACCAGCAAACTTCTTAGCAAAACGAATATACGATTTTTGTGTGGGTGGTCGGTTCGTCTTGATTTGTACGAGCCAAACGTTACTCCCATCCATCGCTATAATATCGAATCCATCGAACTTGGTATCGGAATGATTACATTCCTCAAGCCAACATT